ATGGCGCCGCGCCCTCCAGTCCGCCCGATCCGCGACGGTGCCTTTGATTACCGCGACATCCCGAGCCTGCACCACGCGCTGACGGAAGCGGGCCAGAAGTGAAGCTGCAGATCAAGGATGCTGGCGCTTGGCGCAACGTGGCGAGCTTCACGAAGGGACAGGAAGAGTCAGTCCTGCAGGCGGCCGCTGCCTTGCTCCAGACGCTGGACTCAAAGACCGCGATGCGAGTGGTCGAGGGCGAAGTAACGCGAGCGAGCTGCACCGCGCCGGACTACCTCTGGAAGCGGAATGAGTAAATTTTTGTAACGCAGAAGTTGAATACCAAAACAACAAGCTAATTTTACCAAGAGGAAACAAAACGTATGAACCAGTCAAATGAAAGCGGCACCATGACGAAAGCCCAACCGGCCGCGCTCCAGATTCCGGAAGGCTTCAAGATGGACGCCCAGGGCCGCCTGTGGCCGGAAGCGAAGATTCCCGCAATCGACATGGCACGCGACTCCCTGGTACAGGAGATCGTGGGCAAGGCAAAGGCGATGTCCGAGCAGGTCGCCGCATTCCGCGCGCAGACGTTCAGCGACATCGCCGCCTTCGTCTCGCTCAGCGCCGAAGGCTACGGCGCGAAGATCGGCGGCACCAAAGGCAACGTCACCCTGACGTCGTTCGACGGTCGCTACAAGGTCATCCGCGCGATCTCCGAGACGCTGGTGTTCGACGAGCGCCTGCAGGCCGCCAAGGCCCTGATCGACAGCTGCCTGCAGCGCTGGAGCGAAGGCTCCACCCCGGAGATCAAGCTGCTGATCAACGACGCCTTCCAGGTGGATAAAGCCGGCAACATCAACACCGGCCGCGTGCTCGCCCTGCGCCGCATGAAGATCGAGGATAAGGACTGGCAGAGCGCCATGCGCGCGATCGGCGAATCGCTGTCGGTCTCGAGCAGCAAGAGCTATATCCGGGTGTACGAGCGCATCGGCGAGTCGGACAAGTACCTGCCGATCAGCATGGACATGACGGGCGCCTGAGCCATGGACAAGAAAACCATCATCGGCAAGATCCAGAAATGCCTGGCGTTGTCGAAAAGCGGGAATGAGCATGAGGCTGCCGCAGCATTGCGCCAGGCGCAGAAGTTGATGGAGCTGCATCGCGTTACCGACACCGAGCTGTTCATCGCTGGCGTTACCGAGGCGACAGCGCGCGCCGGCGCGATACTCAAGCCGGTCGCCTGGGAAGCCGGCCTGGTGTTCGTTGTCGGCCGTGCGTTTGGCTGCTCGTACTTCTTCCGGCCTGAGAGACCCGCGGGCAACTGGGTCTTCGTTGGTATGGGGGCGAACGCTGACGTGGCGGCCTACGCTTTCGAGGTGATGCTCCGCCAGCTCCGCAAGAGTCGTTCAGCCTTCGTCAAGGGCGAATGCAAGCGCCTGGTTCCGGCAAGCAAAGTGCGCAGGGCTGACCTGTTTTGCAATGCCTGGGTAAGTGCCGCCGCGAGAAAGATTCAAATGCTGGCAGGCCAGGACGGCGACGAGGCCGCGATCGATGCCTATCTGCTGCAGCACTACCCACAGATGCAGGAACTCGCGGTGGCTGATCGCAACGCGAACCGGAAACTTCGGGACAAGGACCATGACGCCGTGGTTGCCGGTGCCGTAGCCGGCCTCGCCTCCAGGCTCGAGCGTGGTGTCGGCGGCGCTGCTGCGATGGCTCAAATCGGATCGGGAGGCGCGTAATGTTCGGCCAAAAACTTCGCTGCTGTGTATGCGGCCACTATGCGCCCGACCGCTGCACCTGCCATGCCCCCTCGGGAGAGCCAGCAGTGACATCGGCAGACCTGGACGATGACGGCCCCGACTTGAGCGGCATCGACATCCCGCCAGGCTGCCGTATTGGTAGCGCCTACGAGCAGCTGTGCGCGGCGTGGCATCGTGAGCCCTGCGGCGACACCAAGGCGGCTATCGGTGCTGCGATCCTCGCGCTGATGTCGAAAGCACGCTCCTGGCGGCCTATCGCGACCGCCCCGCGCAACGGCCGGGAGGTTCTCATCCGTTTCGGCATCGATGGTCGCCCATCGCAGGCCAAGTACATCGAGGGCTTGCCTTACCCGTGGAAGTACCTCGACACGAACGACGGCGTCCAGTGGCTGGTCAACTATACGAAAGATGGCCCCGGCGGGCCTTCGCACTGGACGTCCCTCACCGACCACATCGTCGGGGAAACCGGGGATCCACTGGACATGCCGCTGCCGTGCGATGTATCGATCGGCGCCGGCAAGATCCGGAAGGGTGTGGCGCTGCGCATCCTCGTGCTGCGCGCCCAGGGACTGCACCGCATGCTGATGAAGCACATGCCGGAACCAACGCCAGAGCAGCGCGCGGCCTTTGAAGCAATGTTCGAGCACGGCGCGCACTGCATCGACGGTGACCATGTAGCCGACAAACCGGAGACACCATGAAAGTCGTCCGCACTCTCGCCCTGGTCGCCGCAGCGCTGCTCGCGTCGATCTCCTGCTGGCCTCAGTGGCCGGCGCAAACCTGGCACTGGATGACGGTGCTGCCGCAGCGGCTCGCGTCACTGCCGCCTGTCGCCGACTGGCCGCCCCTGGCGGTGTTCTGGTTCTTCTGTCCCGCCCCGAACTGGCTGGGCGGAGGTTGCGGCTACTACACGACTCAGATGATCCTGGTGCGCATACTGGCGGGGGGCGGCCCGATTGTCGCGGCTGGCGTGGGCTTCCTGGTCTGGAAACTTAAAAAGAAAGGCGGTACCGCATGAAAGCGACACCCGCCCAGCAAGCCCGTGCTCGCGAAATCGTCCTGATCCACGTCGGCCGGCGCGAGCTGCAGCTCGATGATGAAACCTACCGCGCCATGCTGAAGGAAGTGGCCGGCGTCGAATCATCGAAAGACCTCGACGCCCAGGGCCGAAAGAAGGTGCTCGAGCACATGAAGACGAAGGGCTTCAAGGTCAAGAGCACCGCGGCGTCGAAACCAGGCAAGAACGAGGACAACCCGCAGTACCGCAAGATCCAGGCGCTGTGGTCCGAGCTGCATCGCGCCGGCGCGGTGCAGACGAACACGGCGGCAGCGATCCGCGTCTATATCAAGCGGATCACCAGCACGGCAGACTTCGCCTTTTGCAGTAATGCGCAGGTGACGGTTATTATCGAGACATTGAAGAAATGGCGGGACCGGGTCGCGAGTGCACCGGCCGATCCGGCCGCAGCAACAACAGCATCGGAGGCTGATCATGGCTGACAAGCCCAGTCTGTTCCTGGACGAATCCTATCCGGAGGTGCTCGCCGATATCGCCCGTACGGTGCACGAGCAGCTGATGGAGCACCCGAAGCTCCGACTCGCGCATCCGATCGCGGCGGAGGTAGCGATGTCGGTGGCCGAGAGCGTGCGCAAGAACATCGGCGGCGTCGCCACCTACATCCCGCGTGGCACGGGCTACGACCTGAGCCAGCGCGATCGCGAGATCTGGACCGACTTTAAGGGCGACAACTATGCCGAGCTGGCGCGCAAGTACGACCTGACCGAGATGAGGATTCGGCAAATCGTCACCCACGCAGCCAAGGTCGACCGGCGAGCGCGCCAGGAAAACCTGTTCCCAACCGGGACTGAGTAAAAACGCCCACAGGGCGTTTTTTTTCGCCTATACCGGCCCCATCTGCGCGAGGACGCCTGAAAACGCCGCCAGCAGCGTTTATAAATCGAATCCGGCCAATCGGAAGCCTTTGCTACCCAGCCGATTCATCACGCCCTCGCGTTCTACCTGTTTGATTCCCTGCGGCAAAAACTAAAACGTTTTAATTACGGCATCCTCGCGCGACCGGGATACTGCCCAGATGGACACCCAAACCCAAGGCAGCAACGGCATCAAGCCGATCGAAATCTTCCGGCCCGGCAGCTTTACTGCCATGAACGGCACCAAGTACTCGTTCACGGCGGCGCAAGTTCAAGAGCTGGCCGACACTTACCGTCCCGACTTCGCCGACGCGCCCCTGGTCGTCGGGCACCCGAAGCTGACCTCACCGCGCTTCGGCCGCGCCGAGCGGCTCTTCGTGAACGCTGCGGGCGTCCTATGCGCCGAAACGGCCGAGGTCGTCCCCGAGTTCGCCGAGGCCGTCAACAACAAGCATTACACCAGGGTGTCGGCTTCGATCTACCTGCCGGACGCGCCGGGCAACCCGACCCCGGGCAAGCACTACCTGCGGCACATCGGTTTCCTGGGCGGCGCCGCGCCGGCCGTCAAGGGCCTCAAGGCGGTCGAGTTCTCCGAGGCCGAAGCCGGCGTCGCGGACTTCGCCTACGAGGACCGGGTGATCGTGCGGATGTTGCGCCGGCTGCGCGACTGGTTCGTCGAGAACCACGGCATGGAAACCGCCAACAACATCATCCCCGACTACCAGCTCGATGACCTCACGCAGATCGAAGCCGAGAGCACCGCGACCCAACCCGCCTTTTCCCAACCCAATCCACAACCGACGGAGGTCGAATTGAACACGCAACAAAACGCACAAGCGGCTGCAGAGCTTGCCCAGCGCGAAACCGATCTGGCCAGCCGCGAGGCTCGCATCGCCGAAATGGAAGCGAAGCTGAGCAAGGCTGGCCACGCGGAATTCGCGGCAGCGCTGTGCGAACGCGGCCAGCTGCTGCCGGCCGAACAGGACACGGTCGTGCAGATCCTGGTGCAGCTCGACGGCATCAACCAGGTGGCCGACTTTGCCGAGGGCGACCCGAACCACGGCAAGACCGGCGCGGCCCTCTTCAAGGAATTTCTGGAGAAGCAGCCCAAGCAAGTCGAGTTCGGCCGCATCAGCGCCGCGGCCGGCAGCGGCGCCGGCGCGACGGGCACGGCGGACTTCGCCGCTCCGATGGGCTACGACGTCGATCCCGGCGGGCTCGAGGTAATGCAGAAGGCCCAGGCCTACCAGAAGGACCATCCGGGTACTGGATTCATCGACGCGGTCAAGGCCGTGTCGTAGTCCTAAGCGCTCGCCACTTTCAACCCAACCGGAGTACCCATGAGCAATCAGTCCATCCCCATTCTCGCCCTCGGCATCAAAGCCGGCGGCGCCCTGACCAAATACCGCGCCGTCACTGCCGTCGGCGCCCACGCGGCCATCGACATCTTCGGCATCGCTGCGAACGATGCGGCAGCGGCCGGCGAATACGTGCTGACCAACGTGCAGGGCACCGCGCCCCTCGAGGCCGGCGCCGCCATCCCGGCCGGCACCAAGTACCTGATCGCGGACGCCCAGGGCCGGGCGATCGTGGGCGGCACCGCCGCCGCGTGCTTGGCAAAGCTGTGCCCTGGCCAGTCGGCCGCTGCAGCTGGCGACATCGTCGAGGGCCTGCTGGTCCTGACGGTCTAAGCCGAACCCGAGTAGCAAACCTTTTCCCAATCCAGGAGAGCATCAATGAATAATCAGCAGGCCCGGATCATCGATCCGATTTTGACCACCTTCATCCGTGGCTACAGCAACAACGAAATGGTCGGGAGCCTGCTGTTTCCCGAGGTCGACGTCGACGCGGCCGGCGGCCAGGTGATCGAGTTCGGCAAGGAATCCTTCCTGCTGATCGACACCCAGCGTGCACCAGGCGGCGCCACCAAGCGCATCGAGTTCGGCTACCTGGGCAAGCCTTACGCCTGCGAAAACCACGCGCTGGAAGCGCTGGTGCCGGATGAGATCGGCCGTGACGCCAACGTCGTGCCCGGTCTCGACCTGGCCCAGGAGAGCGTCGGCCTGGTCTTCGACTCGATGGCCTTGAAGCTGGAATACCAGCGTGCCATGGCCGCGCGCAATGCCGCACAGTACGCTGCGAGCAACAAGGCCGCCCTGAGCGGCACCACCATGTGGAGCACCTCCACCTCGACGCCGCGTGATGACGTGGCTGCAGCCCGCGCCGCGATCCGCGCTGCCACCGGCAAGTACCCGAACGTGATGATCCTGCCGCCCGGCGCGATCTTCAAGCTCGACAAGCACCCGGATGTGCGCGACCGCCTGAAGTACACGGGTAAGGACTCGGTCACGGCCGATCAGCTGGCCAAGTATTTCGGCGTCGAGACCGTTGTCGAAGGCAATGCGATTTACGCGAACCAGTTGAACGGTTCCCTGCTCGACGTGTGGGGCAACGACATCGTGCTGGCTTTCGTTCCGAAGAATTTCCGCTCGCAGCGTGCCCCGTCGTACGGTTACACCTACCGCCTGCGCGGCCAGCCGAGCGTCAAGACCCCATACCGCGACAACAACCGCGAGTCGTGGGTCTACGGCGTCAAGCACGAGCGCACGCCGGTGATCGCAGGGTCCGGCGCCGGCTTCCTGATCCAGAACGTCTTCTGACCGCTCCCAGGAGAGCATTACACGGTGCTGGCCAGCCACCCCATAGCTGGCAACAGTAACATCCACAATCCAGGAGAGCTCTATGAAGAAGCAGTACATCGTCGTCACCCCGATGAGGGTCTCGGGCGCCAAAAAAGGTGCCGAGAACGTCACCATTGCCCCAGGAAAGCCGATCGAGCTGGACGACGACGAGGCCGAGCCGCTCATTGGCTGCGGCGCGATCCGCAAGCCGGACGTGATCGAAGACGAGTCCACCGCCGGCGCCAACTAACGGCGCGGCCTGTTGAAGCAAAACCCCGGCCGACGGCTGGGGTTTTTCATTTAGACCCTACAAACAGACGAGAACAGCATGCCCTACGCAACCCCCCAGGACATGGTCGACGAGTTCGGCCAGCGCGAGATGCGCGTGATCGGCGACCCCGACGGTACAGGTGAGATGGTGCTCGAGCGCGTCCAGGGCGCGCTCGCCAAGGCATCGGAACAGATTGACTTTGCCGCCAGCCAGCGCTGCGCGCTGCCCCTGGTCATCACCAACCCGTCGACCGCCAGCTTCCTCAAGCAGCTGTGCATGGACATCGCCCGCTACCGCCTGACCGGCTCATCGGGCATCACGGCGACCGACGAGGTGCGCGATCGCTTCAACGCGGCCGATGGCAAGCTGAACCAGATCATCGCCGGCAAGATCGTCCTGTGCGAGCAGAACAGCGGCGGTGCGCCTGGCGGCAACGGCCTGCAGCCCGAGGGCCTGACTGCCGGCGAAGTTGAGTTCGATACGGCACCCCGGGTGTTTTCACCCCGTGGCCTGCGCGACTTCATGGGTGGCACGCGATGATCGGCGAGCTCGAGGACGCGGTCGTCGACCGCATCAAGGCGGCCCAGGCAGCTGGCCTGTGGCCGTACAAGTTGCTCACGGTCGAGACCTACGGTGGCCAGATCAGCGAGGACACCCAGTCCACCTTCCGCTTCCCGGCTGTGTTCGTGGCCTTCACCAGGATGAAGAAGAGCGGCGCCCTGGGCGAGCGCGGCCGGCTGGTGAATCCGCACCTGGTGTTGTATGTGGCGGCCCGCAACCCGCGTAATGAGCGCTCCACCCGCCATGGCGACATGCACGAGCCGGGCAGCTACCAGATCGCAGAGGACCTTATCGCCCTGCTGGAGAACCAGCGCCTGGGCATGCCGATGGCGCAGCCGCTCAGCTTCAACGAGATCGATACCTTGTTCGTGGCACGCAAGTCGGACGGCGCCCAAGCCGAAAGCATCCTGGCGGTTTCCTTCGAGTGCCAGTTCGGTTGGCAGGCCGCGCTCCCCGAGTGCGCCAACGTCACCACAGAAGACTGGCGCAAGACCGGGCAGACCTTCTACCTCAAGCCAGGCGACGACAACGCCGACGCCGCAGCCGTGACGGTCCACGCGGCGCCGTGACGCCGCCTGCAGCGCGCCAGCTGGCCGCGCGCTGTCTTTCCTCCCTGAAATTCTAAAGCCCTTTACTCCGATTCCCCCGCGCGCGCGACCAGAATGACGGTTCTCCTAGCCGATCTCTGCTCACAAAAGGACGCGCATGAACACACTCAACGTCAAGGCCGCCCCCGGCCTCCAGCTGCCGAAGGAAGGTGCGCCCCGCACCTACATCACGGACGCCGCCCCGGTCCAGGTCGAGGCATCGCACTACTACCGCAAGGCCATCGCCGACGGTGACCTGGTCGAAGTGCCGGCTGAAGAACCTGCCACCCCCGCGCGCGCCGCCAAGGCCGTCGCCAGCGCTGCCTGAACGGCCGCCTGAGTAACCCCCTACCGTAGAGCGAAAGGCTCCCCATGGCATCCCCCAACGTCGCATTCGAGACCATCCCGTCCAGCACCCGCAAGCCGGGCGTCTACACTGAGTTCAACACCAAGATGGCGGTGCGCAGCCTTCCAGGCAACCGTCAGCGCACGCTGATCATCGGCCAGAAGACCGCCGCCGGCGCGCTGGCGCCGCTGCTGCTGACCGACGTGTTCTCCGATGTCGAAGCCGCCGCGCTCTGCGGCCCTGGCTCCCAGGTGCACCGCATGGTGCGCGCCTCGCTGCTGGCGAATCCGAACGCCAGCCTGTCGATCGTCGCGCTGGCTGATGTCGTGGCCGGCACGCTGGCCAGCTTCCCGGTGACCGTCGCCGGCGCACCAACCGGCCCCGGCACCTTCGCCATCAGCCTGAACGACACCGTGCTGCAGGTGAACGCCGGCGTGACCGACACCCCGACCTCGGTGGCCGCCGCCTTCGTGACCGCCGTCACCGCCAAGCCGGAGTTGCCGTTCACGGCGGCCAACGCCGCCGGCGTGATCACCTTCACCGCCAAGAACAAGGGCACCGTGGCCAACGGCTTCAAGGTGACCGCGTCGGGCGCCGTGCCAGGAATGACCCTTACGGCTGGCGCGGCTGTCGCCGGCGCCACCGACCCCGACATCACGCCGGCCCTGACCGCCGCATTCCTGGGCGGTCACGACCAGATCGTCGTCCCATACCGCGACACGCCGAACCTGACCGCGCTGCGCACCCATCTGGACAACGTCGGCAACTACGCCGAGAAGCGCTGGGCGCTGGGCTACACCGCATCGAACGGAACGCTGGCCACGGCCATCGCCCTGTCCGCCGCGCTGAACCACGGTTGGATGAGCAACGTGTGGTGCCGCAATACGAACACGACCACCATGGAGATCGCCGCAGCCTACGCCGCCACGATCGCGGCGACGGAAGATCCGGCCCTGCCGTTCGATAACGTCGCCGTGACCGGTATCGCGCCGCCGCTGGTGGCCGACCGCACCTCGCGTACCGAGGAAGAAAGCGCGCTTTACAACGGCGTGACCCCGCTGAACGTCGGTCCGGGCGAGCGCGTCCAGATCGTGCGCGCCGTCACCACCTATGTGCTGAACCCGGCCGGCGTGCCCGACGTGTCGCTGCTGGACCTGACCACGCCCCGCACCCTGAAGTACGTGGCCAAGGCCTTCGTCGAGGACCGCGCGCGCCGCTACAGCCGCACCAAGATCAGTGACCGCCTGATCGCCAGCATGCGCGACACCGGCATCGTCCTGCTGCGTCAGCTCGAGGATCTGGAAATCATCGAGAAGGTGACCGACAACCTGCCGCAGTACGTGATCGAGCGCGATTCCCAGGATGTCAGCCGGCTGAACGAGCGGATCCCGCTGGACGTCATCAACGGCCTGCACATCCTGGCCGAGCGCTTCGACCTGTTGCTGTAACGATCCTCGGGCCAGAGAGCCCAGCAGCGTCCTACCAAACCGTTTTTTAGGAGTCCACATGGGCATCAACACGAAAGAGTACTGCGGCACGATCGTCATGGAGGTCAACGGGACCGAATACGACGTGGTCTCGGTCGACACCACCGTCAAGACCGGCAACAAGCCGGTACCGACGATGAACAGCAAGAAGCGCGCCCTCGGCACCGCCTGCGGCACCAAGGAAATCTCGTTGCGCCTCGAGTGCGCGATCCCGCTCGACGGGTCCGAGCCGGACTGGGAGAACATGAAAAACGCCACGATCACCATCTACCCGGCCTGCGGCACCGGTGGCAAACGCGAGATCTACAGCGGCGTCACCGTCGAGGAAGTCGGCGGCAAGTACGGCGTGAGCAAGGAAGCGGTGCGGGAAATCTCGGCGCACGCCCTGGACAAGCAGGTGGTCTAAGTTGGCTACGGACATCCTCGCAAAACTGAAAGCCGGCCGTTCCGTCACCAAGATCATCGTTATCGGTGATGGTGAAGGTTCGGTCAGCGCGGCGCTGCGCATCCTGACGGAACAAGATCACCAGGAAGCCGGCTGGGCGGCAAATGCGATGCTCGAAAAGCACGACGCCGAGCTGAACCCGGCCAACGCGGACCTTTTCGAGTCGGAGAAATTCACTGAGCTGATCCGTCGCTTCCTGATCGACCCGGAGACGAAGAAGCCCGTTTTTGCCAGCGCCGCCGAGGTCCGCGAGACCCTGTCGCGCGACGAGCGCAACGCTCTGGCGGACGATTACTTCGACTTCGAGAAGGAGCATTCGCCGTCCGACCGCACCATGTCCGAAGCCGACTTCGTGGCGCTACTGGAGACCGTTAAAAAAAAGCCAGAGATGCCGGCTTTGAACGGTTTAAGTGGCGCCACGCTGAGAAGGCTCGTGCTTTCTTTGGCCTCCCAGCCGAAGAGCTGACCAACGGCCAGTGGCTGTACATGCTGGCGATGGCCAGCGCGGAAGCCCAGGGCGACGAGCCGACCCAGAAGCACGTGGCCACCCGCCGCCGCAACGATCCCGTACCAGGTGCGGGATCCTCCACACCTAAATCCCAACGCGTGAAAAAGCGCAGCAAGGCCCACCGATGAGCGACATGCGACTCCGGCTGATCCTTCTCGGCAACAACAGCGGCCTGAACCAGGTACTGAACGGGGCCGAGAACCGCGTCCGCCGGTTCACCCAGGGTGCCGGGCGCGACCTGACCCGCCTGCAGGCGCACGCCACCAGGGTGATGGGCGCGATCAATGGCGCATCCACCGCAGCAAAGATGATCGGGATCGGCGCGGCGGCCGGCGGGCTGAAGTCGGTCATCGACGACAACCTGGCTCTCGAGCGCACGCTGCTGAAGATCAAGTTCACCGCCGGCACCACGACGCGCGAACTGGCCGAGCTGCGCCAGATGGCCATGGACCTGTCGAAGACGACCCTCAACTCGCCGCTCGATATCGTGCAGATGCAGTACCGCCTTGCCGGCGCCGGCCTGAAGATGCAGGACATCCGCCAGCTGTCGCCGCACATTGCCTCGGCGGCGCAGGTGTTCGACGCGCCGGCAGGCGAGATCGCCGACCTGGTGTTCGACAAGATCACCAAAACCGCCATCCGGAACGATCGCATCCCGCAAATGCTGGACATGCTTTACTTCCACGCCACGAGCGGTCGCTTCGAGACGATGGACATGGCGCGCCAAGCGCCGGAACTGCTCAACGCCGGTGCCTTGGTGGGACTGAACAGCGAAGCCGGCCTGAACCTGATGGGTGCGATGACGCAGCGGATGATGCGTAACGCGACGGTGCAGAACCCGGCCGAAGTGGCCACCCTGATCAAGCACGGGCTGTCGCACATCACCGACCCGCACTACGTCAAGAAGCTGAAGAAGAATGCCGGCATCGACGTGACGAGCTACTTCGACAAGAGCGGCAAGTTCAAAGGTGAAGGCGGCGTCGAGGGCATCCTGGCGCTGACCCGGGCCATGATGGAGAAAGGGCTTGAAAACCCGTTCAAGCTAGGCAAGGCAGGTTTCCGCGAGCAGTACACCCGGACGTTCTGGCTGGAGATGATGCGATCGCTGCGCGCCGACGACAGCGACAAGAATCCGAACCTGATCAAGATGATGGAGCGCGGCAAGGCGGCGATGAACAGCGGCCAGCTGGGCGTCAACCTGGGCGTGATCAGGGAGGCCAACTTCGGCAAGATCAAAGCGGCGGAGATCGAGATCCAGAAGTTCAAGGTCTCCGAAGCCGGCCAGGCCGCCACTGGCGCCGCCGGCGCGGTCGCCAACATGTTTTCCGAGCATCCGGTTGCGACCTCGGCCGCGGCGCTGGGCACCGTGCTGGCTGGGAAGTACATGTGGAATCGGCTGGGCCGCGGCAAGGGTGGCGCCGGCATGCTCGATGGGATGGGTGGCGGAAAGGGGGACGTGGTCCCGGTATTCGTGACCAACTGGCCGGGCGGCCCTGAAAAGGCATCCGAACGGATGCGCCGTATGAACGGCAACGCCGGCGGATCCGGCGCTGGCGCCGGCGCTGGGGCGGCAGCTGCAGGCGGCTGGGCGGCCACCGCGCGCACATTGGGGGCAGCGGCCCTGCGCGTGTTGCCGGTCCTCGCCCTGAGCGGTGACAGCAAGCAGCAGCCCTATGACCCCGACTGGGGAGACAAGATGGACGTCCAGATGCGCGCCAAGGGCTTTCAACGCCAGTCCGGCTGGCTGTTCGATAGCTACGTCCCGATCCCGCGCGCGGCCAAAGCGCCGGATCCCGCCGAGGCGCTGCTGCAGAAGGAAGTGCGCGAGGCGGTCAAGACGCTGTCCGACGCCGCGATGCGCCCGATCGAGGTGCACATCGACGGCGTGAAGGTCGCCGAAGCAGTCAACAAGTACAACGGGCGCGACGCGCGCCGCCAATAAGGAAACACCATGGCTTGGGAAAATACATTGCTGCCGGCCTCGTTCCGGGGCATCCAATTCGAGGTAACCGCCACCGCTGACGACATCGAGCGCGCCGTGGTGGTGCACGAGTACCCGAATGTCGACGGCGCCAGCGTCGTCGACATGGGCCGCGCCGCGCGCCGGATCAACGTCACTGCCGTGTTCTACGGCGACGACTACGAGCTCAAGCTGCAGGAGGTGCTGCAGGCGCTCGACCAGGCCGGTACCGGCGAGCTGATCCACCCGGTGTTCGGCGCCATCGAAGCCCAGTTCGTCCGCACCAGCATCCCGCACGAGGCCACGCTGCCCGACCAAACCCGGATCACGCTCGAGTTCCTCGAAAGCCGGGCCCGTACTGCCTTGTTCGACCGCGTCCTGCCGCTGCAGAAGGTGGAAGCGGTCAACGCCGCGGCGGACAAGGTGCTCGACGCCGCCGAGGATCGCTTCAAACTGGACATCGCGGGCGCGCTGAAGCTGCCGGCCCAGCTGCGTGACAAACTGTCGGCCGACATGCTCGGCGCGATGGACAAGATGCGCGGCTACGCCGACCAGGTGCTGGACGCGCGGGGCTGGCTGGCGTCGGGGCTTCACTACCTGAACAACCCGGCGTCTTTCGTGGACGAGCTGACCGGTGGTCTGGTCTCGCGCATGAAGGCGCTGGTGTCGCCGATCGACCTGCGCGTGGGCTTCGGCGGTGACGGCGGCAGTGGTGCCGCCTCGGGCTATCGGCGTGCCGGGCTGGCCGCGATCTGGAGCGCCCCCAAGCTGCACCTGCAGCAGCCTCTCTTGGACAACAGTAACCCAGCCGCCCCGGTGCAGCCGTTCCTGGTCGCCCACGTCGACGTGCAGATCGCGCTCGCGGTAGCCGGCTGCGCTGCCGGCATCTTCGAGAAGGGCCTCGATGACGAGGTGATGACGCCGGCCGACATCGAGACCATCGCGTCGGAGACGCGCACCGTGGTCAGTGCTGCGATCGAGCGGGTGCGCACGACGTTTCCCGACATCGTCCAGTCGCTGCCGCTGATCGAGCCCCTGAAAGAGCTTGCCCTGACCGTTACCGTCGCGGCCGAGCAGCTGATCGCCGTGCGGCCGCCGCTGGTCGACCGCACCGTCGATACGCCGGGCAACCTGCAGCTGCTGGCCCACCTGTGGTACGGCGACTACCGCCGGGCCGACGAGCTGCTGCGACTTAATCCGCTGGTCCGCAACCCCAACCACATCACTGGCGGGACCATCCTGCGGGCTTACGCACTATGAACGAACCGCTTCGTCTCCTGGTCGGTGGCCATGTCCACGACGAGTGGGAAAGCTATCGTATCGACAGCGACCTGCTGAGCCCGGCCGACGACTGGAGCATGACGGTGTCGGCGGCGGCTGGACAGAATCTGCCCGACTTCGTGTTCGAAGGTGCGCCGATCAGCCTCCGGTTGGGCGACGACGAGCTGCTATCGGGCCTGATCGATTCGATCGACGAATCGGTCGACAAGCACAGCGTCTCCGCCGAGCTGTACGGCCGCGATCGCGCAAGCCTGCTGCTCGACTGTTCGGCGCCAATGCTGTCGCTGCAGCTGGCCACGCTCGAGCAGATCGTGGGCAAGGCCGTGCAACCACTCGGCATCAAGAAAGTCGAATACCGCGCCAAGCCCGCGGCGCCACGCCAGAAGGTCCATACCGAGCCCGGCCAGAACGTCTGGGAGTGGCTGCAGGCGGCCTGCGAGGCCAACCAGGTATGGCCATGGATGGCGGCGGACGGCACCCTGGTGATCGGCCGTCCGGACTACACGACGCCGCCGGTGGCCGACTTGATCCTGCGCCGCGATGGCGCCGGCAACAACGTGCTCCGGCTGCAGCGCACCCGCAGCTTGCACCAGAGCTATTCTCAAATCACGGTCCTCGGCCAGTCCGCCGGCGAGGGCGAGGTCGGCCACCACAACATCAAGGGCACCGCCACCGACGATACCGTGCCCCTGTACCGCCCGCTGACCGTGGTGGACGGCAACTGCGAGTCCACCGAGCTGGCAGTCCACCGCGCCACCAAGCTCATGGCCGACAGCAAGATGCAGCGCGAGCAGTTGGTGGCCAGTGTCGAGGGCCATCGCGTGACCACGACCGCGGGGCCTGGCAAGCCATGGGCTCCCGGCATGCGCGTGAACGTGTTGTCCGAGCCCCACGGCATCGCGGCCGTGTATTTCATCATTCGCCGCACCTTCACGCGCTCGCGCGCGGCCGGCGCGGGCACCGAGCTGCACCTGATCCCGGACGGCACCTGGCTCCTGCCAATGCCGTTCGTGAAGGCCAAACGCCGCTCCAGCTATGGGAAGAGAAGAGGCGCTTACGCCGATGGGGACGATGACTGATGGACGCTCGGCAGATCAAGAACATGATACAAAGCGCCCTGGGCAGCGTGCGCCAGGCGCTGCGCGGCCGCGTGCAGCGCGCCGGCGGCGGCAAGCAGGTGATCCTGGCGCAGGCCGAAGGTCTCGCCGGCGAAGTGTTCAACAACGCCGAGGTCTTCCAGCAGCCCGGGCTGCGCAGCATCCCAGTCGAAGGCATGCAGGCCATCGTGATCCCGCTGGGCGGGCGCAGTGCCAACGGCGTCGTGGTCGCCATGAGCAACGGCTCCCTGTTCGTGGTCGACCTGAAGCCTGGTGAAGTGGCGATATTCAACGAGACCGACGGGGAGGCCAACTCGGTCATCCTGCGCAACGGCCGCGTCATCGACATGAAGTGCGCCACGCTTAACGTCGAGGCGTCCGAGGCCGTGAACATCAAGGCGCCCGCCGTCAGCATAGACGCCGCCACCACCGATATCACCGGCAACGTCGACGTCGGCCAGACCATGACAGCCGACGTCGACGTGGTCGCTGCCGGCAAGTCCCTCAAGGGACACGTGCACCCGATTGCAGGCAGCAAGACCGCCGCACCGCAGTAAATCTAAAGCGCTTTAGTTATGTCCGCGCGCGCGCGCGCGGAGAATCCGGGCATGGATTCTCGCATCGACCCCGCCACTGGCGACTATGACCGCACCCGCACTTCCGATCTGGACAATGCGGTGTATCTGCGGATCGTCACGCCGCTCGGCAGCTACTGGGCCGACAAGACCCTGGGCAGCAAACTGCACCTGCTGCGCCGCCTCAAGGACCTTGAGCGCAACAAAACCCTCGCCATCCAATACACCCGCGAAGCCCTGCAGCCGCTGGTCGACGACAAGCGCGCCGATCGGATCGACGTCGACGCCACTTGGCAGCACGACGGCCGCCTCGAGCTGATCGGCACCATTTACCAGGCAGGGCGGGCCGCAACCACATTCCAGCATTACGTGAAGGTCGCCTGATGTCCCTACCTATCCCCACGCTCGAAGAGATCCGTGCGCGCATCCTGACTGAGTGGCGCAACCAGGACAACCAGATCACGGTCGCCCCTGACTCGGACAACTTCATCCGGGCCAGCGGAATGGCCAGCGCGATCCTCGGCCTGTATCAGTTCGCCGCCTGGGGCATCAACCAGTATTTCCCGGACACGGCAGATACCGAAAACCTCGAGCGCTTCGCCGATGTGCGCGGCATCGCCCGCCTGCCGGCAGTTGGCGCCACTGGCACCGCACGCTTTACCGGCACGGTCGGCGCGGCGATTCCGCTGGCTACCCTGATCCAGACGGCGGACGGCAAGCAGTTCCAGACGACCGCGCCCGGCGTGATTGGCGCGGACGGAAGCGCGAACGTCAGCGCGTCTGCCATCAATGTCGGCCCGGTCGGCAACATGCCGGACAACACCCCGGGCGTGCTGCAGACTGCGCCGGCTGGCGTCGACCCGGCCGTGGTGCTTCTGCAGATGAGCGGCGGCGTCGACGCCGAGTCGCTCGAATCCTTGCTGAGCAAGGTGCTGGACCGCCTGCGCCAACCGCCTGCAGGCGGCAACAAGCACGACTACCCGCGCTGGGCCCGCGAGGTGCCAGGTGTCACGGCGGCCTTCGTCTACCCGCTGCGGCGCGGCATCGGTACCGTCGATGTGGCGATCCTGTCGAACGGTCAGCCTCCCTCGGAGACCCTGCGCGCCGCTGTCACCGCCTACATCGACGAACGCAAGCCAGTCGAGGCCGATTGCATGGTGCTGTCTCCCCAGCTGCTCCCCTTTGACGTCGTCGGCAAGCTCGTGCTCGACGACGAGGCCGACTTCAACACCGTGCTGGCGAAGGCCAACGAAGGTCTTGCCGCCTACTCGGCCTCGATGGTCCCGGGCGGCACCGCTCGCCGCAGCCGGGTTCAAACCATCCTCGGCGACATCGAGGGCGTGATCGACTTCGAGCTGGCGGCCCCGGCCGCCAACCTGGTGTCTGTGGTCGACGCCTCCCGGGTCGAGATGCCGACGCTCGGCACCGTCGCCCTGGCGCTGTGACATGAGCACGCACGCATCCCTGCTCAAGCTGCTGCTGCCGCCGGTCGCCTATGACAAGACAGGACCGGCCCTGTCGGCCGAGATCGCGGCACACGGCGCCCGGCTTGACGAGTTCCAGGAGCTGGTCGACGCGCTGATGGCCGAGATCGACCCGCGGACCACCGAGATGCTGCTGGACAGCTGGGAGCGGGTCTATGGTCTGCCGGATGCCTGCGTCGGCACCGGCGCCACGATCGAGGAGCGGCGCGCCTACCTGGCAGCCAAGGTGGCCGAAACCGGCGGGCTGTCGAAAGCGTATTTCGCGCGCCTGGCGCAGGTTCTTGGCTACCAGGACACGGCCATCACGTCGTTCGTGCCGGCCAGCTGCGAAATGCGCTGCGACGGAGCGCTGCGCACCGAGCCGTGGCGCATGGCGTGGGAAGTGAACCTGCCGCACGAGATCGACAACTACGCCGTGTTCCGCGCTGACTCGCCGTGCACCAACCCGGTCGACTACTACCTGACCGGGGCCGTCGAGTGCCTCTTCAGCCGCCTCAAGCCGGCACACACCGTGCTCCTTTTCACCTACCGATAGGGTCTTACATGAAACGTATCGACAGTCCGAATCGCGCGATCGCGCTATTCGGCCCCGGCAAGGACGGCTTCAAGGCCGCCGTGCCAGGTGTCGCCAGCGCCACCGAGTTGACACCGGACTGGTTCAACATGGTCCAGGAAAGCCTGGTGCGCGTCATCGAGGCCGCAGGCATTGCACTCAGCGCTGCGGACTTTGATCAGTTCCCCGCCGCGCTTAGGGCGCTCTTCGTCTCCCAAGGCGGCGGTGCCGGCCAGATCGCCGGGGCCGTCAAGATCGGAGCGGCCCCAGGCGCCAAGCTCAAGGCCGAGATCGCCGGCGTCGACTACGGCAATGTCGCCTTTGAGCCGTGGGTGGCGCAGCAGATCACCGCGTTGGTCAATTCGTCGCCGGCGGCGCTCGACACCCTCAGCGAGCTGGCTACCGCGATGGCAAATGACCCGAATTTCGCGGTCACGATGACGAACGCCTTGGCCGGTAAGGAGCGCAAGTTCGACAGCGGCACGCGCATGCTGTTCCAGCAGACCACGGCGCCGGTCGGCTGGACCAAGGTGGTCGACCAGAACAACAAAGCCCTCCGCGTGGTAAGCGGCGCGGTCGGCTCGGGCGGTACCCTCGACTTCACGAGCGCCTTTGCCAGCGGCAGCGTCGGCGCAACGGCGCTTAGCGTTGACCAAATGCCGTCGCACAGCCACACCTTGACCGCTACTGACGGTAGCGACAGCACGGGCGGACAGGGGTTCCTAGTCACCGCCAGCACCGCTTCAGGCCTCGGGACCATCACGCCAAGTGCGACGATCTCGTCGACTGGCGGCGGTAATGCCCACTCCCACTCCATCAACCTCGATGTCAAGTACGTCGACGTCATCATCGCGAGCAAAGACTAATGGCACGACTGGAACAAGGCAGCTTCTGCCCTCTCATCAAAAAGAATTGCATTGGACTCCAGTGCAGCTGGTACACCCAAGTGCGCGGTACCAACCCTCAAACTGGCGCGGAGGTCGACGAGTACGCATGCGCGATAGCGTGGATGCCAATGCTGCTCATCGAGACATCGAAAGAAGTTCGCCAGGGTGCGGCCGCAACGGAATCTATGCGCAATTCGCTCGTGACGGCCGCTGAAGCGTCCCTTGTCGTGCAGTTATCCCTCGCCGGCGGGAAAGCCGTGCCGAGTCTTCCGAACGCTGAACAACAAGGATAAAAATGAAGCGAATTGAGACGCCAAACCGCGAATTCGATAAATTCGGCCCAGGCAAGGACGGCTTCCGCGCGGGCGTGCCGGGTGTGTCCGATCCCACGTTTCTCTCTGCCGACTTTTGCAACGGCCTGCAGGAATCTGTCGTGCGCGTCATCGAAAGGGGCGGCATGGTGCCCTCGGAAGATCACGATCAGTTCGCTAATGCGGTGGTCATCCAGCGCGAACTGGCGGCGCCAAGCGGCTCGCTCGCAGTCGGTCATCACGGCACAAGTGTGGGTGCAGCGCTGGTAGACGCCGAGGCGAAGATCATCGCCATTCAGACGGCGCAAGGCGCCGGTGTGCTTGGTTACGACACCTACGCTAGCTTGATGGCGGACCTTGCGCGCGCGGACAAGACGGTCGCGTATGTGATGAGCGACCCCAATCCTGCTAACAACCGCACTTATCGCAAGTCTGGCGTATCAGGTGCCGGGACCTGGGTCGCCGAGGGCGCGTCGGCCACCAGCCTCAGACTCGACGCCACAACCAGTACGGCCAACGCGGCCAAAGCGGCCGCTTCGGTGCGCCGCAGGCCGCGTGGCCCCAAGAATATTCCGGGCTTGGTGGTAAGCGTCGGCCAGAACCTGGAGCACCTTGCGGCGGTCCGCCGCCGCCCGCGCGGCCCCACACATGCCGCAGGCACGTTGCTGATGTTCGGTTCAACCGTCGTTGGTGAGATTGCCCCGCCTGGAACCGCTGCGCGTCTCAGCGTGGCCGAAGCTCTTGCCAGTTCGGCCAGCACTGAGGTTGCGACGCTGCGTGCACGCCTCGACGCGGAGGTGGCTGGCCCAGGCGCTGGTTCGTGGGTAGCCGAAGCTGTTGTTGTCGACAGCAAGTCCCAGATCATGGTGCACGACGGGCAAGTCTACCGGCAGATTACGCCGACTGGATCGAATTGGCGTGCGCCAGTCGTGGAAGGCGCCAATATCGTCCGCTGCCTGGGCGACCGCGGCGGCAGCTTGATGCCGTATCGGGTCCTGCCAAATGGTTTCATCTTCAACGCCGCCGAAAAAGTCCTGCTCCAAAAGCTGATTACCGGCCAGTCGCTTTCTCTTGGCTCGCGCGGCTTCATCCTGCATCCGAACGGCGACTACGAAATTGAGAACGGCATCCGGGGCAACCTGTTCACGACCGGAATTCCGGAAGAGTACCGGGACTACTGCCTGTCGCTGCTCGGCGGCCCGCGCCCCACGGCCGGCTGGGAGAACTCGACCGCCTTCGAGCCGATCCGCGAATATGCCGATGGCGTCACCGGCGAGACGACGGCCAGCTCTTGGGCGCTCGCCCTGCGCAAATGGTTCGTGATGAACACGAACCTGAACCCGCGCCTGCTGGCGACCGTTTGCGGCTTCGGTGGCGTGCCCTATGCGAGCCTCAAGAAAGGCACGGCGACCTATAACAAGGCCATTGCCCTGATTAGCAAAACGAAGGCGATTGCGGACTCCCAGGGCTTGAAGCATGTTGTGCACTCGCTGATGATTGCGCACGGCGAAAGCCAGGACAACACCACCCAAGCCGAGTACCTGGCGATGATGAATGAGTGGGTGAGCGACTACCAGACCGATATCCTCGCGATCACCGGGCAGACCATCAAGCCTATGTGCTTCATCGGTCAGATGGCGGGCTCTGGCGCAGGCGTGACGCCACATATCAACCTGGCGCAACTGGAAGCTCACGAGACCAACCCGAACATCTGCATGGTAGGGCCAAAGTACGTGCACCAGCCGTATTTCGACGTCTATCACATGCTCGCCCCTGGCTACGTCAAGCAGGGCGAGTATGAGGCGCGCGCTGAGCGGTTCTGGCTGCAAGGTTACAAATGGCAGCCCCTTCGTCCGGTGTCGATCGTCGCCAGCGGCCTCAACACCGCAGTCAAGTATAACAACGTCGTCGATGGCGACCATACCACGCCTGGCCCGATCGGCAACCTGGTCATCGACAAGACGCTGCTTAGCGACCCGGGTAATTGTGGTTACTCGTATTCCGACGGCACCGTCATTACTGGAGTCACGCTGGGCGCGGACGGAAAAACCGTCAACATCGCGACCGCCACACCGCCGACTGTCGGCGCCACGCTGTCGTGCGCGCTGCAAACGAACCTGAACCAGCCGCAGAACAGTATCGGCCGCCGCAGCAACATTCGCGATTCGGATACTCGCGACATGTCCCGCTTTGATGGCGCCCCACTCTACAACTGGTCCGTCATGTTCTCCAAACCAATCGTCAACCAATAAGGATTCCCTATGCCCGCACGACAAATCCTCTCCTTTCCTGGCACCGCAGCAGTCCCGGGGAACCCACTGATCGACGTATCCGAGGCGGAGATCGCTGTCTGCAATATCGACGGCCTGGTCTACTGGCCGGGCATGGCAGCGTGGGACGTGCCGCCCTCGAAGGACAAGTTTCTCGACCGCGTCGACGACGCCGTCTGTCCAACGTTCGGCGCCGTCGATGTGTCGACCAGCTTTGCAGTCTCGGCCAACGGAAAGTCGGTCTATAACGTCGCTGGCGTCAACCATTGCCCCATCGACCCTGATTTCAGCAGTGCCGGCTCGTTCACCGTGGGTGTTGTCGTACGCGACTTTTGCGGATTCGGTAGCTACGGCGACCCGACCCTCGGCGCCGGGAGTTCCTGGTACATCAGCAGCGAGAACTCGGTAAGCGCAGACACCGGGAAGCTGAGGTTTTCGCTGGGTGACATTTCGGGCACCTATGGGCAATACCTGGGGCGGCCCCTTGCGGCTGCTTACTTGACGCCCATCGTTTTCATCGTCGATCGCGCAACTGGAACTGTGACGATTCGCGCCAACGGTGCTGTCGCTTTTACGGCGGTCAATCCGAACATTTCCACAAAACTGCTGCTGAATGGCCTTCGCTTCGGCGCTGTGGTAAGTGCGACCAACGCCCATGTGTCCAAGTACGGCCATTACGCTGCCGCAATCGCCTTCAACCGGGTACTGGCAGGGGACGACCTGGCAGCCTTGGAAAGGATGCTGGCCGAAGTGGCCGCGTAAGCGAATCGACTGCATGACAACGCCGCCACGCTGCGGAGATAGGAGCAACATGTTCTTCAAACATCTTCGAATTTACCGCCTGCCAGCACCTTGGCCCATGACCGCGGAGCAGCTTGGTAACGAGCTAGCCGGGCAGGCATTCACTCCGTGCACCAGCGCCGAGCTGAGGCGTATGGGGTGGACCGCGCCGCGCGCCGGCGGTCCGCTGGTGCACAGCGTGAACGGGCAGCTCCTGCTGCAGCTGCGCACCGAGGCAAAGCTGCTGCCGGCGTCGGTTATCAACCAGGTAGCCCGGGCAAAAGCCGAAGAGCTGGAAGAGTCGCAAGGCTTCCCACCCGGGAAGAAGGCGATGAAGGAGCTGAAGGAACGCACGGCCGACGAGCTGCTGCCGAGGGCGTTTTCGATCGAAACGCACACCCTGGTCTGGATCGATCCGGTCAACGGCTGGCTGGTGGTCGACGCTGCCAGCCAGGCCGTGACGGACGACGTCATTAAGCATCTGCTCAAGGCCGTCGACCGCATGCCGCTGGAAAGCGTGCGCGTGAAGCGTGCGCCGATCGCGGTGATGACCGGCTGGCTGGAGGCGGACGAAGCGCCACCAGGCTTCACGGTCGACCAGGACGCCGACCTGCGCGCCACCGGCGAGAGCAAGGCGGCTGTGCGCTACGTGAAGCACACCTTGGATCCCGAGGACGTCGGCCGCCACATCGCCGCCGGCAAGCAGTGCACGCGTCTGGCGCTCACCTGGAACAGCCGCATCTCGTTCGTCCTGACCGATTCGCTGGTAATCAAGAGCGTCAGGGCGCTCGACGTGATCAAGGAAGGGACCGGCTCGGGCGCCAATGACGCCGAGCGCTTCGACAGCGATTTTGCCCTGATGTCGGGCGAGCTGGCCAAGATGTTCGCCGACCTGGTGGAAGTGCTGGGCGGCGAAGCGACGGCGTAAGGAAGAAGTAGAAGGATCGACCGTAGCTAGGGCGGTTCGAAAAAGACAGAGCGTCTGCACCGATTGCGCTAACAACCAGTGCAGACCTCAATCCACTGAAGCAGCCAGTGAACCAAGCAAGGCTCTGCCACCCTCCGGAGGGCGCGGGGAGTCTAGCACGAATGAAGTTAAAAAGGTTTACTAATGGCAATGCCTATCATCCCCTGGATCGGCGGCAAGCGACGTCTTGCTGACCACCTGATTCCCCAGTTCCCCGCACACAAATGCTACGTCGAGGTCTTCGCCGGCGGCGCCGCGCTTTACTTCATGCGGCCGCCCGCCGAGGTCGAGGTGATCAACGACATCAACGGTGAGCTCGTCCGGCTCTACCGCGTCGTCCAGAATCACCTCGAGGAGTTCGTCCGCCACTTCAAATATGCGCTGTCGAGCAGGGAGGTATTCAAGTGGCACCAGGAGACGCCGCCGGACACCCTGACCGACATCCAGCGCGCGGTGCGGTTCTTCTACCTGCAGCAGCAAGCGTTCGGCGGCAAGGTCGACGGGCAGACCTGGGGTACGGCCACGACGGCGCCGCCGATCAACCTGCTGCGCATCGAAGAAAACCTCTCGGCCGCGCACCTGCGGCTGCACAGCGCGTACATCGAGAACATGGACTGGCACAAGCTCATGCTGCGCTACGACCGGCCGCACACCCTGTTCTATCTGGATCCGCCGTACTGGGAAACGGAAGGGTATGGCGTCGATTTCGGGATCGAGGAATACGAGAAAATGGCCGCGCTGATGGGCAAGCTGCAGGGCAAGGCCATCGTCAGCCTCAACGACCACCCGGACATCCGGCGCATCTTTGCCGCGTTCGAGATGGACACGGTGCCGATCTCCTACACAGTGGGCGGTGGCGGCAAGTCGGTCGATCGGACCGAGGTCATCATCTACAGCTGGGATCGGTCGAAGGATCCAGTCGGACTGTTCTAACGTAAGAATGTGCCTTGAGCCAGGTCGGCTCTGGCGCATTCCCGTCAAAAAATACACCGCTCCTTGCCGGCCAGCAGAGCGGGTTTCTCTCCGTTGCGCCACAGTGGAATCCCACTAATTGCAACGGAGGAACTCATGGCAATCGACGTCTACCTTCAGATCGACGGGATCAAGGGCGAGTCCCAAGACGACAAGCACAAAGACTGGATCGAGTGTGAGTCTGTCAACTGGGCCATGTCGCAGCCGCGGTCAGCCACGGCCTCAACCGGCGGCGGCCACACGGCCGGGCGCGTCGATCTTGAAGACGTTACCTTCTTCAAGCTGGCCGACCTGGCCTCACCTATCCTTGCGCAGACTTGCTGCGCCGGCAAGACGATCCCCAAGGCCAAATTTGAATTCATGCGTGCGGACGGGCAGGGAGCGCGCATCAAGTATTTTGAGATCGAGCTGGAAAACGTGTTGATCGGCCACGTCGCTCCGGGTGTGTCCGGCGGCAGCATCATGGGCGAAAGCATCGCGCTGAAATTTTCGAAGATCAAGTGGAAGTACACCCAGCAGAAAGTCACGGGCGGCGCCGGTGGCAACACCTCGGGCGGCTGGGACCTCGCGGCGAACAAGATCGCATGA